CACAGCATATTTGACAGGCCATCTACGTGATGCTGCTCTCAATGCTGAGACAACAAAGGATCTGAATCGAGCCTCTGTCCATTGTCCTCCGTTGCGTGTCTTAGTAGCCATGAGGCTGGATGGGAGAATCATAGGCAGCTTGCCTAATCTTCTCCAGTTGTTCTTGCTCAATGTCCATCTGCATGATGAACATCAGAGACGCCATAGCGTGAGCGAGGTGGTGATATTTAGACTCACTGTCTAGCCTTTCTCCTTGCTTCCATTGCCACATATGACGCTGTGCAGCATCGAAGTAGCGCTGTTGACTATTCTCCAAAAGCTTCCAATTGTCAGGAGAATATTTCTTTGCACCAAATGTCAGCACCTTCACTAGCTCCCACAATGCTTCAGGCTTCAACAAGCTGAATTGAGGCTTGTCAGAGTCATATTTCATACCGACAACAGGGATGGTGTCCATATCTGTCCTTTCTCTCGTCTTAGCCAAAGAAGTTGTCCATTCTCTAACACTCTAGCTTCTCCGTCAACGCCTGTGATGTTGTACATAGCAACACAGGTGTCATACATTTCTTCAACACTTATACATTCTTGAAGAAGCTTTGTAGCTTTGACATCACCAATGCCTTTGATGCCAATGATGTTGTCAGCAGTGTCTCCAGTGAGTATTTGCTTGAAGAAGTTGAAGAGCCCTTGTTGTTCATCAATGATGTGATGTTCACGCTTGACAAAGTTGTAGAAGTGACCCGGCACTTGCATGAAGTCTTTGTCAATGCTGATGATGACAGACCTTCCCTGCAAAGCCGTAGCTTCGATGGCAATGGCGTCATCAGCTTCTTCTCCTTCAACAACAATGGCTCCCCAATGCTTCTGGAAATGCTTTCTGACAGCGGGTAGATGTGGAGGCTTAGGCTTGTTAGCTCTGTTGCCTTTGTAGACGGCTGTCTTAGCAATGTCATTGCGGAAGTTTGTCTTTCCTGTCAAATATATTTGCCATTGGTCATACCATCTATCAGCATAGTCGCACGATAACAAAGCCTCTGTTACGATGCCGTCTAATGTTAGACATGCAACAGAGGCTTTCTCGTCTTTGCAGGCATATGCTGCGCGATAGCACATCACATCGCCGTCAACGAGGGCTTTCAATTACAGCACCTCGTCGTCGTCCTTCAACGAAGAACTACCACCGCCATTGGCATATTCAACCAAGTCGGTGATGACAATCTTCTTCAACGAAGGTGACATACCCTTCTTATTCTTGTACTTCCACTCGTAAGCGGTGATGATGGCTTTGGCTTTGCTGCCATTGCCAATGGCTTCATTGATTTCGTCATTGTCCTCATCAAATACCTTGATGGGAATGGAAGACTTGCAAGTGATGAACTTACCTTGTCCTTCTTTCTCTCGCACTTCAATGCCAAGCTTTTCCAGTGCCTCGCAAGCGGCATCAGAAAGTTGGCATAGATTAATCTGATACTTCCCAGACATCTCATTCACCTTGGTAGTCTGAGCCCACATCACCTCAGCCTTAAGCTTCACTGCTTGCTGTTCCATTTTCATTTCCTTTCAAAAGTGCTACAAGATTGAACACGCTGTAGCGTCGTGTTTTTCGGGATTGTGCCATTTAATGTTGACCTCGTCAAGACTTCTCGATGGCACAACTTGTTCAGAAGATGTCACATAGGCTGCGGCATGTAACAGAAAAGCGGAATTATCTTGAAAAAGGCCTAAGCCCCTGTTGCAATTGTGACACAGTAGTCCTCTGACTCGTCCTGTCTGATGGCAGTGATCGACAACAAGTAAAAGTTTGTGATGCGCTTGCATTTTGAAACCTTTACTGGAGCAGATTGAACACTCTTTATTTTGTTTCTCATATAGATCTAAATAATCTTTCAAAGAAATTTTGTAAGTGAGCCACAAATATTTTTCAGACGCGGCATCTTCAGCACAGTGTTGAGAACAATAGTGGTGACTTGGTGCCTTAGGCTGAAAGACCGAAGAACACCATCTGCATTTTTTATCTTTGAAATAACCTTGTGGATATTTTTTTGGTTCTGCTGTCATTTTGTCTTGTCGTGCACTTGATGCAATGTACATAGTAGTACCTCCTGTACCACTATTATACCATAAATAAAGCTTCAAGTCAAGTTTTAATGACATTCGTACCAGTTGGCCCCTGATTTACCTTCAGCGCCAACTGGACAGCGAAAGTTTAGTACGCTTCCGGCCAGCGCCGCTGCTTCTTCTACAGTTTTTGCTACAGCATCTGCGTGTTCTGGTGAAACACTAAATTGCAATTCATCATGCACCCACGCCATGAGATTAGCGTCCAAACCTTTTTCTTTTATCAGACGATCCGCTTCAACTAACCATTGTTTTGCAATGATTGCTCCAGCAGATTGTAACAGAGTGTTCAAAGCTGCATGCTCTGAGCGCACTCTAACACGCCTACCATCGAGACCCGGAAGATGTCCTACTTTCACAAACTTTGAAATTTTTTGTTTTAGTTTTGAAAGACCCGGTGTTGTTTCAATGAACGTGTCAATCATCAGCTTTGCTTTACGTTCAGAAACATTCGCCATCGTTGCAATTTTAGCAGGCCCTGCGCCATAGCTTGTGGCATACACCAAGCCCTTGGAGAGATTGCGGGCTTTCTTATGCTCAGGATTGTTGTCATCCTTCACCGTGCCTTTAGCGACTAAGCCAAAGCTCTGAGCATTCATCCAATGCACATCACCCTTCAGCAATTCCTCTGTCCAGCCAGCATCATTCAGATAGTGAGCAAGACAACGTAGCTCAATGCCGCTGAGGTCAACACCAACTTGCTTACGTCCTTTGCCAGCATTCCACACCTCTCTACATTCTTTACCATAGGGCGATGAAATGTTAGGCACCTGAGCCATGTTAGGCCGCTGATGTGTAGCTCTACCAGTGACAGCACCACAGGTGATGATGGAGCCATGCACTTTGCCATCGTCCTTCACCTCGTCTAGCCAGCTAGATATCTGTGCTACACGTTTCTGCACCATCAGATATTCATTGAGCAGCTTAGCCTCTGGTTTGTCAATGGAGGACAGCACATCTTCATTGACGATGAGTTGTCCCTTCTCCGTTGTCTCTGTCAAGGTGACACCAAGGCTCTGCAGACGCTCAGCAATTTGTTGCCTGCTGCCGGGATTGAACGGATGCACCTTCACCTTCATAGGCCCAGCAATGGCTTCCTTGATGAGCTTGTTAGGCTTGTCAACGCCCGCTTCCTTCAAAGCCTCTAGTAAGCCTGTTTTGGTGTCTGCTCTGTATTCTTTCCAATTATCAGCAACTACTTCCCAATACTCTGGTGTCTTCGTTTCTTCATACGTAGGAGGGAATACTTCCTGTAAGCTATTCTCAATGTCAGCCATGCGACCTGAAAGTGTAGCCAACAAAGCTTGAGCTTTCGGAATATCGAGCGGGTAGCCATTGTCTTCCATCCTTTGGCATATCACTGCCACTTGGTGTTCGAGATTTATGCTCTTCTGTGAGAACTTCATTGCTTCCATCTCAGATGTCAGATGGCTGTATAGATGCTCTAACAGCTTCACATCCTGAATGCAATAGTTTTCCATCTCCTGCGACCAGCCAGCATCAAAGTCTACAGCTTCTTCTTTGTAGTTGCCAAGACGGATTCCCCAAGCCTTCAGCGAATGACGTCCTGCCTTTGGATCTTCGTCAGGCGCTGGTAGCTCTGGGTTGTAGAGGCGAGACAGAATAAGCGTATCTCTGATGTCAGAGACAGCAACACCCCACACACGCTCCAGCACAGGGAAGTCAAAGCCTATGCCATTGTGAGCACAGACAGTGTTGCCATCTAGATAGCTCTGAAGACCATCAGCACTACGCCATACCTTTGTTTCTTCTTCTTTCTTTGTGACACACAGCCAAATCTTGTCGTGCTTGAGATTGGTTTCGATGTCTAAGAATATCATTCTACTTTACCGCCGTAATAGCCTATCACCATTTTGAAAGCATCTAGATAAGCTTGAATGAGAGCTTTGTCTTCTTGTTTATCTCTGACAAAGATAGGCCATCTATCATTTTCTAGATCTCTCTTCAATCCAAAATAGCTCTCTATCATGCTCTCTAGAGCAATTTCGTCACAGAGATGTTTAGGTATTTCCATCAGTGTTCATCCATCGACATTGTTGATAGATAGCCAGACACTTCCTCTTCGATACGCTGTGCAGCATATAGATAGTAATTGTGCCTATCTCCTGCGTCTTCCTGCATAGCTAGCAGATAGAGGATGATGTGTGTGACCGCTTCTTCGTAGCCTGTGCGATAGGCTTCTCTTACGTCCAGAGACATTGGAAATACTTCCCGAAAAGAACACAGCCTCGTTGAATTCTGTCTTGATATTTTGTGTAGCCTTCTTCATCAAACTGCGTATTGTTCATGATGTCTTTGATGGAGACATTGCCTTCAGCAGAACTAATGAAGTCGTGCATGTCTTTGTAAAAAACTTCCTCTGTAGGCTTGTTGTTAGCAATTTCACGCATTGCCCACAGCATTTCATCTAAGACGTAGTCCCAACGAAGAAACCAATTGCCATCGATGTCTCCATTCTCTGGATGTTCTGCTGGTGCCACAGCGCTGCGAAGAGCCTCTGGCACATCTTCATCGTCTACATTGGGAGCGCCTTGCTTATCTAGCTTCACACGCTCCAGCAGAGGGACGATGATGTTCGCCAGCGTGTGATCGGTGCTCCATGTGTCGTAGTTGTCAATGACTACTTCGATTCGCTGTGGTTGTCCCTCTTCGGGATAGCCAATGTCAACTTTCATTCTTTCACTCCAGAAAGAGTAAGGATGGCTTTGCTGGGATCTTCTAAATTGACAGCAGCAATGTCAGCACATTGTTTAGCAACTAGTTCAGCAAACTTTGTTTTCCACAAAACATCATAATATGATGAATTAGGACAATGTTGTTCACACCACTTGTCAGTTTCGCTTGCCAGCTTCTCTATGAATAAGTTCATACGTTATTTTCCTTCTGTTCTAATTCATGAAAATTTTTCCAGTTTGAGGCCAGTAACAAGAATTCTTCTAAAGTAGCGTTGCTTTTCATGGTGTTTGCTTTGTGAGAAATAACCCAAACATTTCCCTTTATGTAACCTTTAGACGAATCAATTCTGTCAAGACTTGGTGAATTGCTTTTACAAGCACTTTTCGTTCCATCAGTTTGTCTTAGATCAATTTCAAGCAAAGGACATTTATCAGGAATGATAATGTCTTCAATTGTTATATTGAATTCTAGATTTCTAACTTTAGCTCGTTGTCTTGCAGCATTTAGCATTCTAAGTTCACGCTTTCCCGGTCTTCTGTTGTATTCTTTACCTTTTTCTCTAATGATTAATCTATTTTTTTCTCTGTATTTATGTACAGTTTCCAGTACATTCTCTTTGTTTTTAGCATAGTAATCATTGGCTTGCTGCTTCAACTTTTCTTTGTTTTTTTCGTAATACGTTTGATTGTATTGTCTAGCTTTTTCTTTGGTTCTGGGCATAGAAACCTCCTATGCCCTTCGTTATACTTAGAAAACAGATTTTGTCAAGTCTGTTTATAAGACATTATCATCTTCCTCAATGTCTTCCACTTCCAGCATACGTCCGGTGTGTTTGTTGTAAAGCAAACAGCAGGCTGGCCCACAGTCGCCGTTGTATCTATTCTTCATAACCCTAACTCGTGTGGTGTTGCGCTCATTCAAGTCTTCGGCTTGTCCATTACGCTCCAGCCCCAGCACCATGTCGCTGAGTTGAGCAATGCTACCACTTCCGCGAAGTTGTGCAAGGCTTGTCATAGCTCCTTCTTCATGTCCTCTACCGCTGTCAGGACGCTTCAAGTGTGATATGGCAAACAAAGAAATGCTTGTCTCTTGAACAACCATTCGTAACTTTGTCATCAACTCATCAATGGCCTTCCGCTCGTCTCCGTTCTCCTGAGAAGAGACAATCAGAGAGATGTGGTCTAGGGCAATGTACTTGCAGTTTAGAGCCTTAGCCATGTATCGAACACGGTTGATGATGGTGTCGATGCTGTTGGAACCAAAGTGATTGAATAGATAGAGCCTACCAGTGCCTAACGTGCGTTCAAAGGCATCTTTACGCTCCTCTTCATTGCTTTCAGTGTCTGGAAGATGAAGCGGTTTGTTGGCAGCTAATGACATGAATGACAGACCCGTTTTACGAATCCCTTCCTCCATAAACATCAGCCCAATGTTGTCGTTAGTATTCCCTAGCAGATGCCACACAATTTCTCTGAGAAGTTGGCTCTTCCCTAAGCCACTACCAGCAGTGATGGTGACAAGCTCTCCATGCCTGATGCCATACGTCAACGCATTGAGCCCGTCCCAAGGATACATACATTGTGCAGGCTCTGGCGGTGTTGACACCAAATCCCACAGAGTGTTACCAGCAACAATGCCATCAGGAACAAAGGCTTCAGCAGCCCACCAGCGCTGAACAAACAACGCCTCTTTGTTGCCTGCTGTGTAGTCACAAGCGTCCTTCATCTCTGGGTCGTGCTTGAACACCTTGGCTTTGTTGCCAAAAAGTTCAGCCACTTCCTTCGCAGCCTTCTTACCCGGCTCGTCATTGTCAAAGCAAATGACAATGGTGTCGAAGCTGTTTAGCCATTCATAGGCAGCTTTGCAGTCTTTGAGCGCATTGGCAGCACCATTCTTGATGCTGACACAGGGCCATTTGCTGCCAGTGGCTTGGAAGGCTGCTAACGCATCAAATTCCCCTTCAGTGATGGTGACATATTTACCAGCGCTGCTGTATAGCTGCTGTCCAAACAGCACAGCTTTGCCCCATTCTCCTTCGCTGTGAAACTTCTTCTCAGCAATGTTCCTCACCTTCGATGCAACGAGAGAGCCATCAACATCGTAGTAGGGAAAATAGAAATTGTCGTCGTCTTTGACAACACCATAGCGCTCCAACGTAGCTCGTGTGAGACGTCTGTCAGCAAC